GGATCAATCGCCATGCGTTTGGCTTGCGCGGATCGTGGACATATACCAATGATGAACGGTCAATCATAGGATCGCCTCTTTTTCTGTTTGCGTGCTGTCATTGTAGCACGCCTATCAAGGAGAATCTACCATGGCAGCAGGCACCGTCTTAGACGACAGCGAACTAATCAAGCAGCTTGGCACGCGCTCATTCTATCAGCCGGCGGGCCCAGGCGGGCAACGCTACTTCTTTGGGATCAACACCGAATACAACTTCATCGATGGCGCGGCGCTGCCGACGAACGGATCGATCGACCCGATCTATGTGCCGGATCCCCGGCGGCCGGATAAGTATCGGCTCGTCAGTCGCACGCTCAGCGCACCCGATCTGCCAACCGTGTCACTCGTCTTTCTGGAAAGCTGGGGCGGCATTCCCAGGGTGCTGACTGCCCCGCTGTGCAGTTTTAATCTGTACGAAGTGCACGGCCGATGCGCCGATCTGTCAGATTTCTATCGCGGCTGGGAAAGCTACATGCTGATCTACAGCAGCATGAAGTTTGAGGGGACTGTTGATCTCGGCACCCGCATGGCCATGGATAGCGACGACCCGCTGAAGGACTCGGTTGACGCAAAGGGGATCGCGATCTATCCGGTTGGCGTTGTGAGCTTTGGCGACGAGGCGACAACGGATGTTGTTGTCGAGGTGATCGACGCCATATACGGCACCGTTAACACCTGCGGCAACTGCGGTGTGCTGAATGATGGCACGCTGCTACAGTATGCGATTACGCGCGCCAACGTCGGCAGCCCTTCAGCAGCCGGGCAACTTGTCTACTCGATCGACGGCGGTGCAACATGGGCAACGTCGAGCATTACCGGCATTGGCCTGACTGCTGAGCCGGCGTATATCGACATCAGCGGATCGGTGCTCTTCGTCGGCACGAACGCGACGACTCTATTCTGGACGGCGATCAATCAGGACACTGGGGCTCCCTCGACATGGAACAGTGTTACGCTGCCAGTGGCCATGACGGATGTGTATGTGCAGTCGTCGAGCGCGATCTATTTCTGCGCATCGTCGGGCCGCATCTATCGTACCGCTGACATCGCCATCGCGCCAACGTTGCTCGACAGCGGCGGCACCGATAACTTCAATCGCATTACGGGCGCGGCTGAGACGATCATGGCCGTCGGGGCCAACGGCCGGATCTATCGCTCGATCAACAACGGCTCGACCTGGGCAACCGTGACAGCCCCAGCGGCAACAACGTTAACAGCGGTCGCCGTGCTGAACAGTCGCGACTTTCGAGTCGGCGGCAGCAACGGCAACGTCTATCACACCGTCAACAATGGCGCAGTGTGGGCCGTTGATGGACTGCCGAGAACCGGCGGCACCGTGCAAGATATCATCTACGCGACGCGGGAAGTCGTCTGGGTTGCGTACGCGCTGTCGAGTGTCGCCTACCTGATCACGTCGTTGGATGGCGGCGGCACCTGGGCCGATAACGCCTCGACGGTGCGTATCGGATCATGGCCGGTGTTTGCGCGGGCGAATCGTTTGGCCTATCCAACGGCAGCCGACATCGGGATCGCGGCGAATTACTTGTTAGTCGCCGGGCTCGCCAGCAGCCTTACAGACGGCGTGCTGCTCAGTGGGGCGCCTACGCTGCTCTAATCGCTGTAATCGCTTCCTAGGGGCCTTGTGGGGGACATATGACGATCACGGAAGAGTTGATTAAATCGAACGGGGCCGCAAAGACTGTTGCGGCCCAGTCGATCACGTTGTCGAGCGGTATAACCGTGCGGCTCAACCGGCAGCCTGGCGATATCATGGGCAAGGCCCAGGCTGCCGCTGAGCGCGATCTAGAAGACAGTCGACCGGCGGTGCCAACGCAATCAATGGAAACTGAGCCAAACGTTTGGCGCGACATTCCAAACGAACACAACCCGGAGTATATTGCGGCCATGAGCGAATGGCGCGGGGCTGTCGCGTCGAAGACGAGTCAGAAGCTGCTGACGATCATGGAGCGGATCGGGCTCGTCTTCGATGTCGACCAACAGCGGCTTGCCGACTTGCGCGAAACCTATGCGATGCTCGGGATCGAGCTGCCAGAGAATGATCGATCGGCGTATCTGGGCTACGTGATCGCGCCAACCAATGAAGATCAGTCGCGACTGTTTATGGAGGTCTTCGGAAGAGGGCTGCCCCAGGAAGCGCAGGTTGCACTGCACCGGCGCATGTTTCCAGGCGGCATGGAAGGGAACGCCGCTTGATCGCTTCAAGGGCAAACGGGGATCGCAGTCCTACGCATGGATCTATAAGCTGCGACGGGTCGCGAAATGGCGCGGCTTAACCTGGGAATACTTCAGGGATCTGGACGGCGACGATCAGGCGGCGTATGTTGCCGAGTACGATATTGAGCATGGCTTTGAGTATCAAGAAGCCCTCGACCGCTTGCGCAAGCAGCGGCGGGCCAGCAGGCGCTAGATCATGGCCTTAGATGAAGCCGGCGTCCAACTTATAGCCCAGGGCGTTGCGGCGTATGTCAGCGACATGAACAAAGCCGATCAGTCGACGACCGGCTTCTATAAGACGTTGGGCAGCAGCGACAAGTCAGCCAGCGCCTTTCAAGAGGTGATGACTGGGGCCTTGCGGCACGTTGGCGCCGCGCTGGTCGAGTTTGCGGCTCAGGGCGTGAAGGCGATCGGCGGCTTTCTGAAGGATTCGGTTGGGCTTGCGGGCGAATTTGAATCCGGCATGCTCAACTTTCAGGCTGTCGCCGGGAAGGATGTCGACGCCAAAGGTTTAGAGCAGTTTCGCGATCTATTCCTTGACATCGGCAAGCGGCTGCCAGTCTCAACCAGCGAAGTGCAGCAGGCTGCGACCGAAATGGTCAAGGGCGGCATCGACCCGGCGATCATCGCTGCCGGGGGATTAGAGCGCAACATTCAGTTTGCAGCTGCTGCGATGGACGGCGATCTTGTGAAGGCTGCCGAGATCAGTTCGAAGGTGCTCGGGGGCTGGACTGACGCCAACGCAACGGCTGAGCAAAAGACCGCATTCTTAACGCAAGCAACCGATCTTATGGCGAAGGCGGCCAACGCTTCGGCAACCGATGTCGAGGGGCTGTCGCGCGGTATTTTTAATGCTCAGGGCATCGCGAAAACAGCCGGCGTCGGCTTCGGGGATCTGACAACAACGCTTGCACTGTTAGCACCACGCTTCGCGTCGTCTTCCGAAGCTGGCAACAGTTTAAAGAACCTGATCGCCCGGCTGCAGCCGACGACGAAACCGGCGACTGAAGCCATGGAGGCGCTCGGGCTGTTTACAGAGGAAGCCGGATCGTCCTTCTATGATGCTCAGGGCAACTTCGTCGGCTTCCAGCAGGCGAGTCAACTGCTGCAAGATAGCTTGAAGGGACTAACAAAAGAAGAGAAGGCGGCAGCCCTTCAGCAAATCTTTGGCAACGATGCCATGAGCGCGGCGGCGGCCCTTGCCGATGGCGGATCGCTTGCGTACGGCAACATGGCCGATGCGATGAATACGGCCAACGGCGTCGCTGAGACGGCTGCACTCAAGCAGGCAGGTTTCGAGACTTCACTAGACAACGCAAAGGGCAGTGTCGAGGCGCTACAGATTACGATCGGATCGGCCCTGCTGCCGATCCTGGGCCAATTGCTCGACGGCTACATAGCACCGGCAGTCAACACGCTGACTGATCTCGCATCGGCGATCTTTGGCGATGATGAGGCGTTCAATAAACTCTCGCCAACGATGCAAGGCATCGCATCTGTTATCGACGTGCTTGTTGCTGATGTGCAAGAAATTGTTGGGGCCTTCACTGACGCCGGGGCAGGCTCGATCGAGTTTGCCGAGGCGATCGGGGGCCTGGCGTCTGACTTAGGGTTGCCGGGCGATCTGATTCAGGATCTGGTTGGCGGTGTGCAGGATCTGATCAAGTGGTTTGGCGAAGGCGGCGCAAGCAGCGCGGCGCTGGACAGTGCAGTTGTTGACCTGTCTGATACCTGGGAGAATGCGCAAGGCGTGATCGAGGATGTCGCCGGGGCCTATATGGCGGTTGCCCAGGCGGTGCTACCGGTCGTCGCGAAATTTGTCGACGATCATGGCACTGAGATCAGCGCCTTCTTCCAGACCGCATGGAACGATATTATACAGATTGTCAACCTGGCCCTTGAAGTCTACCGATCGGTCGTGCCGCCCATCCTGCGCGCCATCGCCGACTTTATCAATGCGCACGGCAGCGAGATACAAAAGATCCTGAGCGGTGCATGGAACATGATCACGTCGATCATTACGGGCGCGCTCGAAACCATAAAAGGCGTGCTGAAGCTGGCCCTCGACCTGATCCATGGCGACTGGGACAAGGCATGGAAAGATGTGCAGGCGATCGGCAAGGCCCAGTGGGACGCGATCACCGGGGCCTTCAAGGGCTTTCTTGACGTGATCGCGGGCCTGTTTGATACGTCGATTGCCGATATTATTAAAACCTGGGAGAATAACTGGAACTCGATGGTCGACATCGTGCAGCGGATCGACTGGAGCGCGATCGGCACAAGCATCGTCGCCGGTATTCGCTCGGGCATCAGCAACTCATGGGATGGCTTTGTATCGTGGGTGCTGGGCCTGCTGAGCGGGCTCGAAGACGATGTAAAAGCGTTCTTTGGGATCAAGTCGCCATCGCAGATGTTTGCAGACTTCGGTCAGATGCTTGTGCTGGGCCTGATGCAAGGCGTCGAAAATACATGGCCCGAGATGACCAACCTGATCGGGGGGCTGAGCGCGGATCTGGTAGATGAAATGGAGAACATCGGCCGGGCGATGAACGATGCGATCGCTGGGGGCTTCGGCGCGACTGCCAGCATTGATCGCCAGATTGCGAAAAACCTCGACGACGTATCCAAGATCGAAGATGCGTTCCAACAGAAGGTTGTTGGCCAAGATCTCGACGCTCAGCTGAAGAAGGCGCAAGAGCTCTTCGCCGATCCGAAGGCCCAGGCGGATTACTTCAAGATGGCGTCAGCGCATGAGTTTGAATTACTCAAGATCCGACAGCAGATCGCCGATGCGACAACCGACGAAGACAAGGCCCGGCTGAATCAGCAACTGATCCTGATCGGTCGCGCCCAGGATGCCGAGCTCGATCAGTTTTACAAGAAGCAAGAAGGCGCGACGAGCCCGGCCCAAGATATCGCGAATCAGATCAACGATGTTATCGCAGCTTTGTCTGGGCTGAGCCTAACCGACGATCAGATCGCGATCGTCAACCTACTCGGCAGTATGTACAATCAGATCGCAAACCCGTCGAGCGTGCCAACCAACCCGGCCTACACTGGGGCAACAAGCTATAGCAGTACAACGAATCTGAACATGCCGATCTATACCAATCAATCGCCCGGCGTGCTGAGTGACAGCATGGCCATAACTAGGGCAGCGCTTCTATGATGTTTCAAACGCGCAACTACTTTACGCTGCCGCCGATCGTTAACGGCTATCCGCTCGACGACCGGATCTCTGTTGTTGTGCCGGTTGCGCGGATCAATCTTGTGTCGAATCCAAGTCTTGAGACGAATACAACCGGCTGGGTTGCCCAGGGCGGCGGCAGTATCGCGCGCTCAACACTGTTTCAATACCATGGCGCGTATAGTTTGCAGGTATCGGTTGGGGCTGGGACAACGGATGGTGCATACTTCGACACGGTTGCGCTTGTCAGCGGCACAACGTACGCCTATAGCATGAAGATTCGCGGCATCGCCGGTCTAACGTATTCGCTCAGCATTAACAACACGGCCGGCAACGTGCAGTTGGCTGTTACAACGTTTACCGCTAACGGGCGCTGGCAGTGGATTTACGGCTATTACACTGAGACAAGCACTGCGAGTCGGCGTCTGGCAGTCCAGAAGGCCGGCACGAACGCCAGTACGCTTAATTTCTATGTCGACGGGGCCCAGGTCGAGGCGATCGCGGCCGGCGAAACCGTGTCGACCTACCTCGACGGCAGTCAGCCGGGCTTTGTGCCGAATCAGAATCCGGTCGCCTACTATTGGAACGGCACGCCGCACGGCTCGACAAGCGTGCGATCGGGCCTTACACGCGCGGGGGGCATGGTGATACCGTTCAAATCGTTTGGCTTCTTCCTGACAGCCCTGATCGGCCTGGGGCTGGCCCCGCCGCAAAACGTCGCAACCGAATACGCGCGGATCGACGGTGGATACGACGATTATACCCGCAAGCCCAGTCGGCAGTTTACGGTACAGGGCAACTTCGAAAGTCGAGCCGAATACCTGAGTCTGCGGCAGCAGCGCGGGGGCCTGTCGCGATTGCTCGACCGCGATCTTGTTGCGCTCGATCAGCGGCTGATGCTGCTGCGCGAAGTCGTCGACGAGTGCGACGCGGTGCAGACAACGACATGCCGATTGATCGGCAAGTATCAAGGTGGCCTCGAGGGGCAGACTGACAACCACATTGCGTCGGTTGCCCCGATCACGTTTACCCAGTATCTGGGCGTCGTGCTGGCCGATGGCGAGGCAGGCGGCGCGCTCAGCGTGCAACAGAGTGTTACGAACGCCAACGCGATCATACAACGTTCATCGGCTGGGGTGTGGTCTGCACTCGGCAGCGGCGCGGCCGGCGGTGGCGTGCTGGCCATTACAGCCGGGCTCGACGGCAAGATATACGCGGGCGGGCCTTTTACCAGCATGGGCGGCGTCGGAAGCACGAACCATATCGCGGTCTATACGCCGTCAGCAGGCACCTGGGCCGCCATGGGCAGCGGCTCGACCGGCAACGCGGTCTATTGCCTGGCTGTCGCGCCGGATGGTAAGATCATCGCAGGCGGCGACATCGCGACGAATTTCGGCGGCGTCGCGAATACGGCCAACCTCGGGCGCTGGAATGGCGGCAACTGGGAATCGATCACCGGCTCGGGGGCTCCAAACGGCATCGTCGCGGCGTGTGCTTTCGACAGTAACGGCAACCTGTACGTCGGCGGCACCTTTACGACGATCAACGGCGTCGCCGCTAATCGTATTGCGAAGATGACTCCGGCGGGCGTTTGGTCTGCGCTGTCTACCGGCTCGTCGGCTGACGTGAACGCGATTATTGCGGACAACGCGGGCAACATCTATGCGGGCAGTACCGGCACCTTCGGCGGGGCGGTGCCGATCGCGGCGAAATGGACAGGCAGCGCCTTTGTGTCGCTGGGCTCGACGCTCAACGCGCCGGTGTATTCGCTGGCGTTCAACAGCTCGACCAACCTTTTCGCGGGCGGCAGCTTTACGGCGGCCGGGTCGATCACCGCAAGCCTGATCGCGCAAAATAACCGGGTCGAGTGGGCCCCGCTGTCGAGCGGCATTACGGCTGCCGCCGGCACACCGGCGGTATTCGCCATGCTCTATAGCCCGAGCGCCAATTTGCTGTATGTCGGCGGCGACGCCTTTGCGACTGCCAGCGGCGTTACACCGATCGACAACTTTCTGATCTGGAATGGTGCGCAGTTCCTGTCGCCTGATGTCAATCTACCCGGGGCCCCACGGATCAACGCGCTCGCCTACGATCAGAATCAAACGCTGTATGTCGGCTTCAGTACGACCGGCACCGCAACGGCCGCCGGGACAACGACGATCACCAACCCCGGCACCGCGCGATCCTATCCGGTGATCGTGCTGACTGGGCCCACGAGCGGCACATCGCGCATTTATCAGATCGTCAATACGACAACCAACCGGGCGATCTATACGAGCCTGACGATGCTGCCCGGCGAAACCGTGACCATGAGCTTTACGCCGGATAACTTATCGTTTCAATCTACGTTCCTGGGCGATGTCGCGGGCAACATCATGGCCGGGTCGAATACGGCTGACTTTTTCTTGCAGCCTGGGCCAAACGTGATCAATGTGCTGAGCGAAGCGAGCACCGTCACGGCGACGCTGTATTATCGGCCGGCCTATGCCAGCCTCGACGACGTGCCATAATGGCAGTATTTACGACACTGCGATTCGGCGATCCGTTTGGCGTACCGCTCGTCGAGTGCGCAACCTACGGGACGCCGGGCGGGGCAGGCACTGCGACAGTGCCGCTCGACGTGACGCTGAATTGCAGCCCGGGCGCGATCGGCGTACTTGAGACGACGCTGCCCAACAGCTTTAACACGCAATTTCTGATCGAGGATGGGCGGATCGGTGTTTGGCGCTCGATCAATGGAGCCCCGCCATACCTCGACAACGGGGCGATCTATCAGATCAGGTATCTGGACTATGGCCCAACGTCGATCTTCGTTCGGGCCTATCACGCGACAAACTTGCTCGACCGGCGGATCATCGCCTATGCGGCCGGGTCGACCTATACGACGAAGGCGGCGACGGCAGCCGACAACCAGATCAAGGCGTTTGTCAACGAAAATATGTTGGCTGGCATCGTCGGGGCCGATCGTGATGGGGTTGAGACGTACGCCGATGTGAGCGCGTATCTTACCAAACAGGTTAACCTGGGCCTGGGGGCATCGGTTGCCAAGTCGGCGGCCCGGCGCAACCTGCTGGACGTATGCACCGATCTGGCCCAGGCGTCGACAACGGCCGGCGTCTACTTAACCTTTGAAGTATTCGCGCCAACCGAATCAACCTTAGAGCTCAGAACCTACGCAACCCAGCGCGGGATCGATCGCAGGGTTGGCACGTCGAGCCCGGTCGTACTGTCAGAGGCTCGGGGCAACCTGATCGACGCGCATTTAGTTATCGACTATACCGAAGCGGCGAATTTTATCGTTGCCGGTGGGCAGGGCGAAGAGGCCGATCGCCTGATCGGGACGGCCTTCGACGCGACGCGCGCAAGCGCGAGCCCGTTCGGCCGGATCGAGAAATTTCGCGACGCGACGAATGTCGCTGCTCAGGCAGCGGTCGACGATGAGGCCGATAGCGGCTTGCGTGCGTCGCGCCCGCTGATCCTGTTTACCGGCGAGCTCGTCGAGACTCCAGCGCTGACGCGCGGTATAGACTTCGATCTCGGCGACATCGTGACAGCTGAGAAGAACAGTTTGCAGTTTGATGTTCGGCTCGACCTGATCCGCGAGCGGATCGACGGCAGCGGCAGGCGCGTCGCGTGCGGGCTCAGGAGCGTGACATGAGCGATCAGAATGACATGCTCAAGCTGCTGTATGAGAATAATCAGCGCCTGAAGCAAACCGAGACTCGCGAGGTGCCGGGCAACGTGCCGGGCTTCTCTCAGTTTTATGATTTCGGCACCTGGGTGCCGACGTACTTAGGCGGCACGACGGCCGGGGTAACAACCTATACAACGCAGGTCGGGGCATGGGTGCGCATCGGGGCGCTTGTTGTCGCGACAGCAACCGTCCAATGGAGTGCCGCAACCGGTACAGGCGACGCGCAATTGTCGCTGCCGTTTACGTCAGTCAGCACCACCAATAAATTCTATGCGGTGCCGGTTCGTACCAACCTTGTCACGTTCGCAAACTCTGCGCCGGTCGGTCAACTGATCAACAACTCAGCATTTATTATTCTGACATCGCCCGCCACCAACGCGGCGTCAGCGACAGTCCAGATCGAGGCGGCCGGGCTTGTCATTTATACTGCTAGTTATTTCGTTGCCTAAAAAGAAGGGAAGGGCCATGGCAGTCGATCAGGTCGAGAAACGTCAGAAGGTTGCGCGCGACGCGACGGCACTAGCGCCGAATCTCATGGCCGCGCTGTATAACCTCGACGCGCTCAGGGCCCAGCGCGATAGCGGGGGGCCCGGCGGTACGCCGCTTGCGTTCTTGGATTCGGACTTCTTAGGACAGCAGGGGCTGAAGCATGTCGACAAGGCGACGATCGACGCCATGTTTGCAGCGATCCCGACGTTGCTCTCAGCCTTCAAGAATCAAGGCTTCGACAAGGTTTTCGAATCGATGAGGCCCTAGCCATGGCACTATTTACCCCACTGATGAACTATGCAGGCTATGAGCATGTGCTCAACGCCATGCCGACGTTCTATCATCCCAACGGCAACATTTACGGGATCGCCATCGCAAAGAAGGGCGGCACCTCGCAGGATCTGCAAGTGTTTCGCGTGCGGCCTGGCAGCCTGAGCAGAGAGCTTGTGCATACGTTTCGCGGTGGCGGCGTCGACGCCGTATCGCAGATCGCGGCTGGGGGCTGTGTCATTCGGCAGGATGGGTCACTCTGGGCCTGGGCTAGCGCAGTGCCGCAAACCGATCCGGATATCACAAAAACCGGCTTCGTCGGCGGATACTGGGATCCGATTCCGGGCGTCGACGACCCATGGGCGGCCGGCGGCGTTACGCTGCTGCCGAGTGTTCGGACGAATCCGGCATGGGAAGCCCGATCGTTAACAGCAGGCGTCATGCTCGACATACCGGCGACGTTTGGCGTACCGGTTGCCAACAGCTATCTGGTACGATTGACGATGAACGCGCCGATCGCCAACGTACGCGCCCGTTGCGGAACGACGGCGACTCCGTTTTTCTTCACCGTGAACAGTCAGGTTGCTGGGGTTGACAACATGGATCAAGGCTGGGTGCCGGGGCCATTGTGCTACGTCAGCCCGGCCCAGGGGACTCCGGTGATCTGGCTTCAGGTGGTTGGATTCGCCTAGGCGACTTTGCGATCGCGGATCGCCTTCTGTCGGGCGCGATCAATCTCTTCAGCCTCGGTTGCGGCGGCCCGGCCGCGCCATCCCAGAAGATAGAACCAGGCCCCGCCAAAGAAGAGCATAAATAGCAGCCCCAGCGCCGCGCTACCCCAGAAGCCATGCCAGTCCAGATCGAGGCTGAGCGGGGCTATGAGCGCCGTTATGCGAAAAGCTACCCCAATGCTCAGGATAAACAGCGCCGCACGCCAGAGCGCCGCCAGTGGCTTTAGGAGCCATCTAGCGGCGATGATGCCGACGATGAATGTTATCATGTAGAGCATTACGGTGCCTCATCACTCCCGAACATAGCTGGGTTGCGGCTTGCTTCTGACAGGATCTTCATGGCAGCCTGCCTGCTATCCAAGATCGCTATTGTACCGGCAGTCCTGGGGGCTCGACCGCTGATCACGCCGGCACGTGCGCAAAGGTCGAGGAAGCCCGCCGCGCCATCCTGGGTCATGTCGACGAGTTTGAAGGCCCGATGGCCAATGTTGAGTTGCATCGGGCCTTTGGTTAGACGCTCGATCGACAGTGAGCGGGGCTGTTCCAAGATCAGCCACAGCACCGCTAGTGCCACATGGCGCATGTCGCGCTCAGTATATGACCATTCGCTCATCTGCTGAGCAGTGATCATGCCGTCACTACTCTGGTACTTGTCGAGCTCTGCCGAGTGCCATGCATAGACCATGGCATGATACTGCTTGATCGCGTCAGGGATATCGGCAGACAACGGCCAAAAGAATCGGGCCCCAGCCAAGACGAGCAGCCCGCCGAAGACTGCGCTGATCAGTTGCAGGCCGGTCGACAGCGGCATGGCCCAGTACACGAACAGCGCGCCAACGCCGATCGGCAGCAGGCTGATCATCGTCAGTCCGAAGAGCGGCGCAAGCGTAAAAAAGCTGGGCCGAAGACTGTTA